TGTATGTCCAACGAGTCCTTGAGAAACGTCTCCCCGCCCATGTTTATCTCCACACTGGAAAGAATTACGGAGCCATGTCTGAATGGTATCACAAATTTTGGGACCATTCCCGCCCGGCCACTGCCTGCGACTACACGGGCTGGGATTCCGGCGTCGACGAGTCTTTCACACGGTTTTACGGTGATCTGTTTGAACGTTTTGGGGTGCCTTACTCTGTCGTCCGGGCTTTCCGCACTGACCGCCACTCCCGCTTCACGTTTCTTGGACCTATGCCCGCCATGCAATGTTCTGGTGATCGTTATACCTGGCTTTGTAACACAATCGGAAATATGGCTGTTACCGCTGGCTCATTCAAATTCCCCGATAACACTCCTTGTTGCTTTTCTGGTGATGACATGATCCTCAACGGGCATTACGAGCACCACCGGCTTCCCGGTCTGGCCTTCGCTGAGAAGGTCCTTCACGGGGAGGCTCTCGAGTTTTGCGGTTACATCTATGGACGTCCTAAGTTGGCGATCTCCCCCGACGTTCTTGCGCACCGTGCCATTATTGGCTTTGAGGATGGCCGCCGTGATCCTGACTTTTGGGACTCGCTCGACCGTTCCGTCCGATTCGCCCAGGATGGCAGCCTTACGCCCTCCCTCCCTCTCGGTACTGCGATTCGGACGAGTCAGCTTGCGCGGGAACGATTCTCCCTTCCGCCGTCTCGTTTCCCTTCCTCCCTTATGCATTGAGTTGTCTCTTCTGCCCCACCGTCAATGGTCAGACGTTAAAGTAACCAGTTTCTAGTCTTAATGTGACGCTCTTTACCCTACCATCTCTACCTAGTATCTGGTTTAGCGCCCAGCTAGGGTTACGTCCCTTTTGAATTCTCTCGGGGGCCCTAGCTCGTTTTCACGCTAGGGATAGCCCAATAACCATCTGCATCACTCTTTATGTGTGGACACCCGAGGCCGCGAGTGCCCCTCGCGTTCTGGTTAGTCGGGACTGGTTGCCCAGCCCGGCAAGACTGTCCAAATGATTAGGTCTCCGCAGTGGAGGACCGCCCATTCCGGTAAGGCTCCCCGTGAGAGCTTTCTGCGCATGATCTGCCGCCGCCATGTACCCCCCGCGTGTCAACGGTGAGCCCACAGAATTATAGTCACAGTCGGTCCAATCTCTCCTTTACTTGGGCTTAAAGTATATCGGAGCCATCTCTCATTTGGCTTGAACCCATTTATGTCTGAAATTTCTTACACTATTCCCTTCGCCGCCTCTTACACCGTCTCTAAGATCAAAGATGCTGCCTGCGTGGGCGATATCACCCCCCTCGGATTACTCGAGGGTCTTAACCTCCGTCGTCATAACTACCGTTCCGCCACCGTCGTTGTCGACTCCGTCCGTGTCACTCGCCCCCAAGGCGGCTCAGGCACCGTCGCTGTTTCAATCGTACCAGCGACCCTTAGTGCTGCCGGACTCACGTACTCTAAGGCCTTTACCGCCCCCGGCTGTGCTCGCACCCAATACCTCGACAAAAACACTAGCGGCATCATCGAGACCATGTCCATTTCCTGGCCACCCGCCATCTCTAACGAGCTTAATTTTACGGTCCCCGGATTTCACTCCCCCGCCCTCCTCGTCGCCGTTGACGCCTCTTCTCTCACCGAGCCTTTCCAGGTTTGGATCGACGGAAGCGTTACCTTCCTTGGCGTTGGTTGGGCCCTTGCCGTCTAAACGCTCGCGCCGTCCTCTTCCAATTATGCAATTTTCCTGTTCTCGTCCTCACCTCGACGACGACCCCCTTCCTGAAACTTCCATTCTTCTTGTTTGTACACTACTTTCTATGCTCATCTCTTCCCCTCACCTCCATGCTATCGCTTCCTGCCTTTATTTCGGTAGTCATGATATTGATGATCAAGAGCCTGATTATGCTTCCGAACGTTTTCCAGTTGGCCACTGGTGTATTACTAACTATCAGTTGTTACTTTTCAACCCTGCGACTAACGCTTGGGATTACGCCTCCCCTGCTCCTTACGGAGGCGATCCCCTCTACTCCGTTATAGCTCGCGAAGCC